TTATAACATGCGAAGGTCTAACTTACTCTAATGATACCATGACAGTAAACATTAAAGCAGGACAGTTGAGAGGTAAGTATGGGTAAGCCAAGCATAGGTGACCAAGCATTGAGTCACATAAACAATATTAAACATGCAGAGAGTACACTGCACTGGTGTCTCAACGATGCAGGTATGACTAATGACCAAGCCATAAAGCATATAAAAGCTAGGCATGGGGTTGTAGCTAGCATCCATTGCGATAAAAAACTAAAAGATTTTATTGCTAATGATGTTGACGATAATGATACAGTGAAGTAAAGTTATAGCATGACAAAGTTAAGCCATTCATATTCATCTTTAAAGATGTATGAAAACTGTCCGAAGCGTTACTACCACCAGAGGATTACCAAGGAGGTGTCTGACAGTGGTAGTGATGCTACTCGGTACGGTGAGCGTGTTCACAGGGCCCTTGAAGAACGACTGTTAAACGACAACACGTTGTCAGAAGAGACTATACAGTACGAAGCTTTGTGTAACAGCATAGTAAAGATGAAAGAACATCCATCGTTTGACCAGTTACTACTGGAAGAACGTATGACTTTGACTGATAACTTTACACCAACAAGTTGGTGGTCTGATGATGCATGGTTGAGATCCATACTAGACGTATTAGTTCTGTTCGAGGACAAAGCTATAGTTATGGATTGGAAGACTGGCAAACGTAGACCAGACTTTACACAGTTAGAAATGTTTGCATTACAAGTCTTTGCTCACTTTCCTCATATACAGACAGTCATAACATCTTTTGTATGGCTCAAGGATATGAAGCAAGATAAGCGAGAGTTCTGTAGAGATTTATCTGGTGAGATGCAAGGTCATCTTAATGGTAGGATAGAAAGAATAAACCTATCATTAAAGAATGATGACTTCCCTGCAAAGCCAAGTGGACTGTGCCGATGGTGTCCTTGTTATGAGTGGTGTGAATATGCGGCTTGACACTATTGTAAGGTTATGTTATGGCTACTACACCAGAAGGTCGTGTAAAAAATAGACTTAAGTCTTTATTTAAAAAGCATGATGTGTGGTTTTATATGCCACAAGCAGGTGCTTTTGGTAAAGCAGGTATCCCTGACTTTATACTTATCGTGGAGGGTAGGTTTATAGGGGTCGAGTGTAAAGCAAATAGGAGAAAGAAACCTACGTTGCTACAAATCTTGGCTATGGAAGGGATAGAGAAGGCAGGAGGAAAATGTTTTGTTGTGTATGATTACGATACACAAGACGAATTAGAAAGGTGGATATTAAATGCTCGTAATACCAAAGGTGCAAGGGTTAGCACTAAAACTTAACAACCCCCAGATAGTTCTGGATAGCATACCAACTGCCAAGCCGTTGTCAGTTCGTGGATATAACGTAGTTGTACTACCTCATAAACTTACAGAGGTATGGGCATTACGTAAGCTAGGTATCAATGCACCCTCACCTATCATGCATTACTATGATTGGAAGGGTAAGTTTGAACCATACGAACACCAACGTAATACAGCTAGCTTCCTAACTGTACACAAGAAATGTTTGGTACTTAATGAGATTGGTACTGGTAAAACACAGTCTGCATTATGGGCGGCAGATTATTTAATGGAGTTAGGTCTAGTAAAGAAATGTTTAATACTATCTCCACTGTCTACTTTAGAACGAGTGTGGGGTGATGCTATCTTTATGAACTTTATAGATAGACGAGCCACTGTATTGTATGGGTCAGCAGAACGTAGACGTAAGCTATTAAATATACCATCAGACTTCTACATAATTAATCACGATGGGTTTCAAGTAGTGATGGATAACCTTGAGGGTTTTGATTTAGTTATTGTAGATGAAGCGGCTGTATATAGAACACCATCTACTAATAGGTTCAAGCTGTTTCGTAAATGGCTCAATAAAAATCCAGATGTAAGGTTGTGGTTGATGACTGGTACACCCACACCTAATGACCCTACTGATGCATGGACTCTAGCTAAGATGGTGCAGAACCCACACGTAGCTAAAACATACACTGCGTTCAAGGAAGCTACCATGATGAAGATAGGACAATGGAAGTGGTTGCCTAGACCAGAGAGTGTAGAGTTAGTGAAGCACGTACTACAACCTGCTGTACGGTACACAAGAGATGAATGCTTTGACTTGCCATCCACAGTGTACCAAACGAGAGAGGTCAAACTAACTAAAGAACAAGAGCAACACTACAAGAGTATGCTACGTAGCTTTGTTACAGAGGTACAAGCAGAAGGTAAAATCACTGCTGTCAACGAAGCAGTCAAGATGCAGAAGCTAGTACAGATAAGTTGTGGTGTAGCCTATGGTGATGATGGTCGTAACATAGAACTAGATGCATCACCACGTATCAACGTTGTTAAAGATATTATAGATGAAGCAGGTGGCAAGGTCATTGTATTTGTACCACTGACTGGCACACTGCATATGCTTAACAAAGAATTATCAAAACATTACACCACTGGTGTAGTGAATGGTGATGTCTCAGCCAAGGTAAGGAATGAAATATTCTATAACTTTCAAGAGACTGAAGATCCAAGAGTATTGATAGCACACCCTGCTACTATGGCTCATGGTCTTACATTAACTGCGGCTAGTACTGTTGTATGGTATGGGCCGATCAATAGTAACGAACAATACACACAAGCTAACGGTAGAGTGGAGCGTATAGGCAAACGTCATACGGCTAACGTTATTCATATTGAAGCTACTCAACTTGAGTATCGGATGTATGAACGCTTGAAGAATAAGCAAGCATTACAAGGTGTATTGTTAGACTTAATCCAAGAGATGGGAGAGTAATATGAAAATGGAGGATGTCATCAAGGCGTATCTCACCCTGCGTAATGAAAAAGATGCGATAGAAGGTGAGGTAAAAAATAAGGTGAAAGCCATCAAAGAGAAGATGATAAAGCTAGAAGCCTACATAAAGAAACAAGCTGATGAACAAGGTGTTACATCATTCAAGACTGGTCACGGTACAGCGTTTGTAACTACTACAGACTTTGCACAAGTAGCAGACTGGGATGCAATACTAGGTTTCATCAAACAGAATGAAGCATGGGATATGTTGGAGAAGCGTGTCAGTAAGAACGCAGTACGTGGGTACATAGATGAACACAAAGAAGTACCCAGTGGTGTGAACTACGGCACTCGCATCGACATTAATGTCCGTAAGCCAGTAGCGAAGGTAGAATAATGATACCTAGAATATCAACGAAAGCAAATCAGTTTTCACTACTTAGCTCGGCGGGTGACATCGATACTCTTAACACAACACGTTTGTCGTTGATTGTTGTCGGTGCTAACCCAGCGCTGTCGAAGAGCTTTTACAAAGGTGATTACTTTGAAGACTCTGCCTTACCAGATTGCTTCTCGTTAGATGGTAAGACACCAAACGAACAGAGTGCTGACCCTCAATCGGATATGTGTGCATTGTGTCCACAGAATGCATGGGGTTCACGCACTACACCTACTGGTCAACGTGTGAAAGCATGCTCTGACCAAAAGAGACTCGCAGTTATATTGGCTGATGACCCCAAAGGTACAGTCTATTTACTGCAAGTAACGCCCACCTCACTGAAAAATTTAAATAACTATCAGAAGGTACTGCATAGCAAATCAATATCACCAGAGATTGTAAACACTAGGGTGAGTTTTGATGAGGCAGTGTCGTACCCAAAGCTAGTCTTTGAGTTCGGTGGGTTTGTTGAAGATACCATACAGGAATATGTGGATAACTTGTGTGGTTCTGAAGAAGTAAAGATAGTAACAGGCGAGTTGTCTGCCTTAGAACGACAACCCACGTTCAGTGATTATGGTTTTACTGACGAAGAAGGTTTTATTGAAACGGAGGTAACTGATGAATAAAACTTTTACAACGCCTAGGGGAGTGGCGTATTACCCCTACATTTCTGCACCTGATACCAAGTTCGATGAGCAGGGGCATTACAAAGTTAATCTGTGTATTCCAAAAGAAGAAGCACAGCCTATCATTGAACAGATTAAAGGTGAGTTGGTTGCAGGTATTAAGGCACTGAAAGAAGCCAAGCCTAACGCTAAAATCAAACAAGCACCACTGCCGTTTGAAGACGAGCTAGATGAAGATGACCAAGCTACTGGTAATGTAATCATCAAGTTCAAATCAAAAGCCGCTTATAAGCCTGCTATCTTTGATAGTAAAGGTACACCAATGATGAAATCTAACATCTATGCAGGCTCTATACTCAAGGTTAATGGCTCTATTGCTTTCTATAATTCACCTGCTGTTGGTGCAGGTGTCACTCTTAGACTTAGAGCAGTACAAGTCATTGAGTATGTAGAAGGTGCTGTTGGTGCTACCAAGTTTGGCTTTGGTGAAGAGACTGGGTTTACTATCGAGGATCAAGAAGAGGTTGAAGAGACCACGCCAGAAGTGGTTGTCGAAGAAAAGCCTACGCCAGAGCCCCAGGCAGCGAAGACGAAACCCAAACCACAACCTGTTGAGCCAACTCCTGTTAAGGAAGTAAGTTCTGATGCAGATGACTTGGCTAGCGAAATAGCTAACTTGTTAGATGAGGTAAACACTGATGACTAAACCCTTGGACTTTTCCAAGGTTGAGGCATTAAGGCGACATATGTTGCTGAGTGTGCGTGATGTTGCCATTATACTAGGTGTATCACGCATGACCTACTACGGTTGGGTAAAAGGAAAACCTCTACGTAAATCTAATGATGCTAAGGTAAGAGAAAAGCTAAGGGATCTATTGGATATTATGAAAGAGGGATGGCCTCAACCAGAAGTAATAGCTCTTGAATCTGTGAAACGCAGAGAAAGAATACTTGAGCTATTGGATGATAAACGTTAGAGTGGAAAAGGGCAGAGGGGGCAACCCTTCTGCCCACCATAAAGGACAGTGGAATGGACACGTTAGAATTTTTACGGCGAGTCCTACCGTCTGAGGGATATTATGTATCTATTGTAGTTAACCCTGATGGAAGAAAGCAAGGGTTTTTTCAGACTGTAGAGGAACTCGCAACTGCTTGTAGAAGATTAGATAAAGCAGGAAACAACACATACTTTGCAATATCTTCTTTTTGTACAAAGGAAAACAGAAAGCAAGAGAATGTAAACAAGACAAAGGTCATTGCTATTGATGTTGATTGTGGCAAGGGCAAACCTTTTGCTGATTGGCGAGAGGGATTAAAAGCATTACAAGACTATATTGTTAGAATGAAACTACCGAAGCCAATGGTAGTCGGTAGTGGTAACGGACTGCATGTATATTGGGTACTAACAAAAGAGTTAGAGCCAGACGACTGGAAGCCTATAGCTAACGCTGTTAAGGCTTCAGCACTCGACAAAGGTTTCAAAGCAGACGCAGGGTTGATAGCTAATAGCTCCCTTGTGTTACGCCCCATCGGTACACACAACCCCAAGAATGGCAAAGAGGTCAAGCTACTTATAGACGCTGACCCAGTAACACCCGAAGACCTATCAGCTAGGCTACACGATTACGTGCTTTCCACAGCTGCGCTGCAGACCAGACAACCATCTGACAACTCGTTGCTAAACAATCTAGCGGCTACTGTAGATTTCCCACCATCTACTAGTTCTTCTGTATACAATAAATGCCAACAAGTTAAGTACGCTGTGGATAATCAAGACTCTGTGACAGAACCTATATGGTATAACGTCATAGGCATAGCCGCTTATTGTATAGACCCAGAAGATACTGCACGAAGGTGGAGTGAAAACTACCCTGCTTATTCAGAAGAAGCAACCATGTCTAAGCTACGCCATTGGAAGGACGGAGCTACTGGCCCAACTACTTGTGCTAAGTTCAATGTAGATAATCCCGATGGGTGTAAGGGTTGTAAGTATAAGGGCAAGATAACTAGTCCTATAAGACTTGGAGTTAGCTACCAAGAAATAGAGCTACAAGAAACACTTGATAAGAATGCCAGTCAAGTACAGCTACCTAAACCGTTCAAGCGAACTAAAGATGGCATCAAGATAACCATAGACGATACAGACATAGATGTATGTAGGTTTGATATATACCCAGTATCATACGGAAAGGATGAGTCACTAGGCTACGAAACAGTTAGATACCACTGGAAAAGACCCCACGTTGGTTGGCAAGAACTGGTGTTACGTCAAGCATACTTGACTGAAGGACACCGTGAATTTGCTACGGCTATAGCAGACCAAGGTATTGTCTTGTATAACAAGAAACAGACGGAGTTTTTTCAGCTTATGTTACGTACTTATATGGATGAACTGAGGCAGATAAGGTCGATGTCGAACCTGTATGCTTCAATGGGATGGAAAGAAAACAACACACAATTTGTTCTGGGTAATACGTTGTTCCGTAGCTCAGGCGGCGAAGTAACAAAAGACACAATCTCGCTGACCTCGGCATCGAACAAGACTAGCCAAGACTTGTACAACAGTAAAGGTACAGTACAAAACTGGGTAGAGCTAACCAACTTGCTAGAGAAAGCAGGTATGCCTTGGCATATGTTTGCACTAGGCATTGGGTTCTCTGCACCACTGTATAACTTTACTGGATTAAAAGGACTTACAATCTCTCTGTATGGGCCAACAGGTGGAGGTAAAACACTAGCACAGTACTGGGTACAATCCATCTACGGAGACCCAGAGAAGCTACACTTCACAGCTAAGTACACACAGAACTCTCTGTTCAGTAGGCTAGGGTTATACAGCAATCTACCATTGACAGTAGATGAAGTAACCATGATGCAAGACAGAGAGGTTGGTGACTTTTGCTATTGGGTATCACAAGGTAGAGATAAGGCTAGACTTAATCGTAATGCAGAGGAGCGTGATGCTAAGACATGGGCAACACCAGTTATAGTATCCACCAACAAGTCTCTACAAAGTAAACTTATCGCCAGCGGACTAGAGACAGACGCACAGATGGCTCGACTACTAGAGATACCGATTCCCCCACATAGATTATTCACTAAAGACTCAAGCACTGGTCGTAAGATATATAACTTAATCAACGCAAACTACGGGGAAGTAGGGCAAGTATATATCAACAAGTTGATGGAACTTGGTTCAGACGTTATCCAGGGAATGATAGAGCAAGCAACAAATGA